ATAATCTGTAGTGCTGGTTCTATTCTGTCATAAATCGTTAAGGCTAGTTCTTCTAATTGCGACCTTAAAGTTCTTAATTTCCCACCTAAACCAGACTCCATTGTCTCAGCCATCCTTTTAGATGCGCCGCTAGATGAGTCTATAGATTTGGTTAACTTTTGATAGTCTTCATCAGAAGCATTTATAATCGCTAATGCTCCCGACATCGCTTCTTTACCAAATATTGTAGCGGCAGAACTAGCTTGTTGGTCTTTTGAAAGATGTTTGAATTTCTCCCTCAGTTGATCTAAGAGCTTTCGCATAGGAATCATTTCGCCGTTACTGTCTGTAATAGATATTCCTAAACGCTCCATTTCATTCCCCATAGCTCTAGTCGGACTTGAAAGGTTGGTAAACATTGTTCGTAAAGCTGTACCTGCTTTCTCACCTTTGATACCGGCATTACTCATTAAACCTATCGCAATAGATGTATCTTCAATCGTGTAACCTAACGCACCTGCTACAGGAGCAACATATTTAAAAGCTTCTCCGAGCCCTCTAACATCCGTATTTGCTTTTGAGCTAGTTTGTGCTAAAACATCTGCGAAATGACCACTATCTTTTGCTTTTAAACCAAATGCAGTAAGTCCGTCAGTGACAATATCACTAACTGCGCCTAAATCTTCGCCTGATGCTGCCGCTAAATCCATAACACCACTTAAACCTTCCATCATTTGCTTAGAATCCCAACCAGCAAGTGCCATGTAATTCAATGCTTCAGCAGAATCTGATGCGCTAAATTTTGTAGTCGCTCCCATTTCTCGCGCTTTTTTCTTTAAAGCCTCAAACTCTTCGCCTGTAGCACCTGAAGTTGCTTTAACTTTTCTCATACTGTCATCAAATTCAATACCTTTTTTAGCAGCAACAGCAAACCCAGCAACAACCGGTGCAGTTACATACATAGTCATGTTACGGCCTACATTTTTCATACTGTTACCAATTTCTTGAAGTTTAGGACCAAAATTATTAAAGGTATTTCCAAGTTTACCCATCGCACTGTTTAACGCTTTTTGTTCTCTTTGCATGTCTTTTAATTCTTGTGTAGCTTGGTTTAACTCTCGTTCGTATTGATTCAATTTAGCGTAAGCTTCATTATATTTAGCAGCTGCAGCTTGTGTTTTCGCACTGTTTTCACCAGTTTCTTTGCTAAGTTTGTCATAATTATCTTTCAACTCTTTAGTAATCTGTGCTTGAACTTTTTGTTTTTTGCTCAAACCATCAACTTTTATTTTCGACTTTTCTAACGAATTATCATATCTAGAAAATTGTGACAAATTAGCCGAAAGCTCACGTGAAACCATTTTCATTTGCCTGTTTAAACCTGTTATACCTCGATTAAACCCAGAACCATCTAAATCAACCTTTATAACCATATTACCTATAGGATTAGGCATTTAAAAACCTCCTTTCTTCTAAAATGTAAGTAAAAAACCAACCTTAACAGGTTGATTAAAAAATATCTTTAAAACTTTTTGCAGTTCGTTTCGTTTCAATCTTCGATTCAACAATATCTAAAAAGAAGTGTATAGGCATGTTTGCCACTTTTTCTGCATCCATACCATTTTCTATCAAATCTTTAGCTATTTTCCTGTAATTGTTATAGACAGCCTCAGGTGTTAAACCTTCTTTTCTTATTTCTGATTCTCTGTCACGAACTTTTTTGTATCACTAGGTTCCCCGCCTGTGATACGTCCAATTAACTGTCCAATCTTTTCAATACCTTCTTGACCATTTGGCAATCCTTTTTGGAGTTCTATACTAGTGAATTGATTGTCAAAAGCTTCAACGATGAAATCTAAAACTTCTTCTAACACTTCCATTTGTAAAGCCATGTTGTCTTCGATTTCTTCTTGTTTATTTTTGTATTCTTCTTGTTCTGTCACGCTTAATTTATTAAATTCTTCTTCTGTTAACTCTTTAAAATCAGAACCCTTAAACGCTTTGTTAAGTTTTAAACCTAATTTTGAACCTTGAATTGTTTCAAACAAAGTAATAATTGGTTTTGCTAAATATTTTTGATATTGAGGCTTTCCTGTTTTTGTAAATCCTGTAATTAATTCAATTGATGTACGTTCCATTATTAATTTCCTACTTTCTTTTTTAGTTTGGCCAAAATAAAAAGAGGGCGTTAAGCCCTCACATTTACATTTCTAAATTAGATTGTACTGTAACTTGCACTGTGTCGGTCTGCTTGCCTGAAGTCGCAGTAACGGTTGCGGTACCTTCCGCTAAACCTTTAACAAGCCCTGTTGACGAAACGCTAGCATACGTTTGTCCTTCAGTTACTGCATAAGTCACTTTCTGTCCAGATGGTTCAGTTGTAGCTGAAAGTTGTTTTGTTTCATCAACTTTTACCGTAACTTGTTCATCGCTGATGTTTACAGAATTCACTTCAACTTTTTCAGTTTTTTTCATTTCTTTTTCTACAGATTCTGTAGTTTGTTCACCACGACTAGACATGAATTCATCATAAGTTTTACCAAATGTCTCCATGAATACATAGTCACGCCCTGTAGTGCTTCCTTTTGCATCATAACCAGTGACATGTGAACTTTCATCAAACAAACGATCAATAAAGTTACCTTCTACATCGTCATTTTGGAATTCAACCTTATCTTGTTTTGTTTGACCTTTGATACTTGAACGTGTGAATTTACCTTTGAATAGACCAACCCATTCAGAAGACTCATCATGATTACGTCTTTCGAACACAATTGCTACATCTGGTGGAATATCCTTAGCTCCATATTTATAACCGCCTGTACCTTTTTTTGCACCATTCAAGAATGCTTTATCGTCAGCAGGAACAGTAACAAATGTTGTTTTAACACTTAATTTACCATTAGATACTGCAGTCGCAGCAACCATATCATCTCCGTAATCTTCTTCAGTATCTTGTGGTCTATCTACTTCAATCTCTTTTAAAAATCGAATTCGTGTCCCAGCGCCTGTTTCCCATTCTTTTTCAGTATCTTTTAAAATTGGTGCATAATAAAAATTAGATACACCAATCGCAATACCTGAAACACCAGTATCCGCAAAATGTTGTAAGTTTAATTTTAAAAATCTTGGTGCTTGTTTAAATTTTTCAGTCATTTATTTCTCCTCCATTTTGTATTGATAATATTGAGCCTTTAACTCTTATAATATGCCTAAATGACATTACTTCACTTTCATATAAAGGTTCTCTATAGTAACTTTGAAAATTCATTTTCTTTAGCGACTCTACTATTTTTTCAGCCTGTTCATTCGGTTCATCCTCAGACCACCAAATATCAATTTGATAATTATACTCCCTAGTAAATTCACTATCATCAGCGTATTCATCAGGGTTAAATGGTAGTGGGTATATCCGCACAATAGGCTTATTGGTTTTTTCGTGAAAATGGTCATCTACTGTATAGTTAAATACATGTGATTCTTCTGTAACATTTTCTTTAACAATTGTATTTCTAATCAAATTAGTAATGTTAATCATTTTTGCAACCTCTTTGCAGTAGCAATCATTGTTTTTAAAACTTTATCTTTACCCTGTTTCTCAGTTTTGGTTATGAATAGTTGCGGACTTTGGTACATCGTTCCGAACTCTGTTGCATGAATACGATGAGAAACACCTTTTGTATAACCTACTGTAACTATTTTCTCGCTTGAGTCTCTATCTGTTTTCACATTAGAGACACCTATATGTTCGCGAGCGTGTTTTTTGGTGTCAGCGAAAGGTGTATTACTTTTTAAAAGTGGGACTAATGACATAGCCCCAGCTTTAATAATCGCATTGCCGTTCAGATTCATTTTTAAAACTGCATTCTTTAAACCCTGTTCAATAGTGTTTTCCTCAATTTTAGCTCCCACTATATAACCACCTCACCATACACACGTAGATAAGATTTATCTTGATAATCCGATTTAACATACTTAATGTTATATCTTTGGCTTTCGTGCGTAATGTAATGTTTGTTTGAGGGTTTATAATCGCCTCTAGGATCTCTGATAATAATAGTTTTTATAAATTTACTACCTGTATTCAAGTTGGTCTGTGTATCAGATTCTTTAGCTTCTTGTATACATGCATAACATGAATATAAAACTTTCGACTTTGGTTTTGCTGGATTACCATTTACTCGTTCGCTGATATCTTGGCAAAAATCGATACGCTCAGTTAATTTGTTTGAATTAAATTTCATCTTCTTCACTCTCCAAATATCGTTCAAATGAATCTCTCAATTTATGAACAGTACTTAAAACCATATGAGGTGCAAGTGATAAATTTCTATCCTGATAAGCGATACGATTTTCAAAATAATAATTAGCCAAAGGGTATACAGCACGAGTAAAAAGAGGGTTACTTTTAAACCAGTCTTCGTATTCAATATAATCATCTGTAACAGCACTGACTATTTCATAAAAAGCCCAACTATAATAGGTTTCTAGTAATTTATCTTCAGAGTTATGATCTATTTTGCAATGCGTTTTTAGTAACTTTAGTTCAGTGGTTGTCAATTGCATCAAATCACCTATTCTTCTTTGACACGTTCTAGTATTACACCGTGTTCTTTCAGCTTTTTGTTGACATAATCAGCACGCTTTACTGTCATTTCAACATGTTTACCGCTTTCCAGATATTCCCCTTTTTCTAAGTCAGTATAAGATTTCTTTACTTTGAACATCGCCATAAGCTTTCACCTCTTTATATATTTTTTGATAGGTACTTACGCTTCTAAACTAACGTCTCCAACATTTTTCGTATCTTCATAATTAATAACAATTGCAGATTTTTCATCTAAGATACGGCAATCTTGACGTACAGCTACCATTAAACATTCACCGAAATGCATGTAATCTGTCCAGCCAGCTTGATATTGTGAACGGTCAAACAATACAATTGCATCTTTTAGATTACCGAAAATCAATGTCTCGTTTGCTTTTTCTCCTAACATTTCATCTGGTAAGATTTCAACTTTAGCACCTAGTAAACGTTGTTGCGTTTTTTCTTTAACATCTGGTTGAATTAAGTAGTTTCCGTTTTTGTCTTTCATCTTATCTAACTTTGCAAACATTGTTTGAGATACAATAGCAATATTGTGCTCGTAATTTGGTTTGATGTTAAGGTTAACAGCATCTTTCAATCCGTCGATACCTTTTGCAGCAACTTTTTCTAATTTTAGTTGCTTACCACCTTCTCCTTGAGAACCGTTTTTCAGCACATCAATAATTGCTTGATTACGCGTTGCAGCAATTGTGCGCGCCATCCATAATTTCAATTCTTGTAGTACATTAACTTTGCTATCTTCAATAGATTCACGTGAAATACGGAAGTAACCACGATGTGTTTTAATGTCATAAACCAATTGATAAAACGGTTTAACCGCTAATTCTGGGTTTTCAGCTAATTCTTCAACTTCAGGAAGTGCAGCAACAGAAGATTGACGTACAACTGGATACTTACCTGAACCGCTAGGTGCTTTTTTAACTGTGACATACTTATCTAAATTAAATTCAACTTCTTTTAACGTAAGGATATCTGTTACAATCTCTTCCGGAATTAATACGAAACCAGAATCCGTTTTCAAAGAACCGCCTTTAATAGTATTTTCATCACGAGTTTCAAGGTATTCTGAAAAGTCTCTAACTTCTTGTGATGTTACTTTTGTATTTTGAATCGAAATACCTAATTCGTTTATATTCGCTTGTTGTTGATAAGAACGCGCTTCATTTACAACAACTGGTTGTGGGTCATCCTCTGAACCCCCGTCTTTTTCTTTTAATTTATCTAATTCTTCTTGCTTTTCTTGAATTTGAGAACGTAAATCAGTAATTTCTTGTTCTAATTCTTCTGCTCTTTCTAACTCATCGTTATTAAGTGCCCGTGTTGCGTACTTAACTTTCAAATCAATTTGTCTTTTAATGTCTGAAATCTCAGATCGTAACTCTTCTTTTGTTTTCATTTAATTTCCTCCTAAAATTGGCATAAAAAAATAGACATCGCTATATTCAGCATGTCCAATGG